GGTGGATTAACTACTCCAGGTGAAGCAGTTCTCCATGGTACGGAAGCAATTATTCCTAAAGATTATGAAAGTAAATTACTAGCACCTATTGGTGGTGCCTTGATTGCTGCAGCCAAAGGATTCTTGCAAGAGACAGGACCAATGGCACAATCAGTTGCTCCTATGTTTAGTCAGGTTGCTTCTAAATTGACTGAAGAATTTGATGTTCCGAAATCATTAGCACGTCCAAATATTGGTGGTCAATTAAAACCTGTTACTAATGCAATCAATAATATAGGTGGTGGAGATGAAGATGAAGATTCAATGATGGATGGTATGAATCTTAATGTTGCAGAGAAGCAGGATACAAAGCGAGAGAGCGGACCTCTCGGAGCGATAAAGGGTCTCTGGAATAATATTACTAATCTTTTTGGAGGTGGACCCAGACATAATGATGGTTATGATGTTGATGGTGATGGTGGTGATGTTGGGGGAGATGGCAAATTTATTCAAGGTAACTCTGGAGCGTCTGGCGGCATACATTATCATATTGGTCCTGGTAGTTATCAGGATGGAAATATTACCTCTTCATCTGGTAATGCTGATGCAAGAGCAGTAGCAGAAAAAGTAGTTAAGCATTTCCAAGGTAAAAAGAGCGTCTACATTGGTAGATTAGGATATCATGTCAAAGAATCTGATGATTCAGCGACCATCAAAAAGAAAGTACAGGAGGGTCAAGAAGTACATAGTCATGGTGGATCTCAAGGTGGTATTGACTTACAAATTGGTGGTGCAAAATACCCTGAAGCAAAAGTTCCTTTCCCATTAAGAACTGAAGGTCTTAAGTATCGTCGTGGAGGTTTTGGTGTGACTGCCAAAGTTTCTGGTTCAAATGCATTTGTAGCGCATGGACTGTATGATGAACATGGTAAGCAAGCACCACAAGAAGACAGTGTAGTATATGGTGAAGGTGGTGATACTCCATCAGTACCAACAGAAATTGTTGTTGGTGATAGGGGAAAAGAAAAGGTTATGAAAAACATGGTCACTTCTTTTAGACCAGTATCTGATATGCTTGATGCATATAATGCATCATCTACAACTGATGACTTGATTTCTGCAACTAAAGCATATGCTCCTGAAATTCTTATGTACGATGAAGAAAGTGAGAGTATGGGTTCTGTACTTATAGTAAATAATGCCTCATCATCGCAACCAGTAATGCCACCAATGTCAACAGGATCTAACACCGCACTACCATCAGTGCCTCAAGGTCATAGTTTGGGTAGATCATTGCAGAACATTGCTCTGTACTAGTAATAAATATTAGGAGGGATAGTAACTAATGGCAGCATTTACAGAGGGATTCTCTAGCACAGTTAATTACGATAAAGGTCCAGGTCACATGGGTGCCGCGATCTCTAAAGTTCTTGCTGCCAGAAAATTTGCTAGACAAGAAAGAGAATTAGCAGAAGAGAAAGCAAAGAAAGCAGGCTATGATGGTCTGGAAGAGTTAGGTGTAGAGAAAGGATACTTTTTTAAGGCAGCACTAAAGAGTAAGTTTGGTGGGTCTTACATTACTGGTAAGAAGCAGGATATTAAACAAGCAGTTGATCGTGTCAAACTGCTAAAGAATCCAAAGGCACAGTTTTGGAATTTTGTAGATAATAGAGACGCTGACGGCAAAGAAGTAAAAAAGAAGAGTGCTGTCGATAGGTTTCGCGACCAGTTTGATAACTATAAATTTGTTAGTGCCAAGAAAGCACCCGAGGTAGATCCGCAAGCACAAAAAGTTCCTAATACTGGTGAGGAAACTGCAGAAGCAGCATCAGGTCAGAAACAAAGAGTTACTAGAGAGGATATTCTTTCTGCAGTTACTGCGATTGCAACATCATTAGAGAAAACAGCTCAATCTATCAACAATAATGTACAACAAACTAAAGAAGTTGCTACTGGAGTACAGGCAATCAAGACTGATGTTGTTAGTCAGTTAAGTGAGAGAACAGATAGTATTGAGGACAAGTTAAACAAAATTGCTCTTGCTATCAACGAACAGACTGCTCTGGCAAAGTCCGAGACTGATAAAAAACAAGGCGCTGCTGATATTAATCGTCAAGACGATAAACTAAAAGTATCAGACACCTTCACGGCTGATGATCTTACGACAAAAGATGATGAGTCTTTAAATGATAAGTTTGAAGGACTTGGGGAGGACATGAGTGTTGATGCTCCTCAAATGAGTGAAGACCCTGAAGAGGATGACATCCCACGCGCAGAAACGGGTGGCATTATTTCTGGTCCTGACAGTGGATACCTTGCAGAATTGCATGGTGATGAGATGGTTGTTCCATTGGATAATAACTATACTCAAGGCGAAGCTAGTGCAATTGATGGTAAGGTAAGACCTGTTCCTAATCAAGGAGGAGCAGAGTCTATGTCACCAATAATTAATAATAGTTACAATCTTTCTCCCCAATTTGAACAGGGAACTCCTAAAAAAGAGTCTCCAATGGGCAGTAAGGTTGGATTTACTCCGATGAACATTCCTTCATTGGGTGGCAAAGAGGTTGATCATCAAGTACAATTACTTCAGGATGCTATGAAGTTAGTCTTTATGATTCCAGGTGGGGTAGCACTTGCAGCTACTACCCAGTTGGCAGGATCTGTTCAAGATTCAGAAACATCTTCTCAAATTGCTGCTGTTGCTAGACCTCTAGCTCAAGCATTTGGACTTCCATCAACATTAGTATCAAAAGCAAAAGGTGGTAAAATAACTTCTGAAGGAAGTGTTGGAAAAAATTCTGGTGAAGGAGAAAAGAAAGGCGTTTTTGCTAGTCTTGGTAGTGCTTTAAAGAGGTTGTTTAGTGGCGGTGGTGGCAACAACAACGGTGGTGGCGGCGGACCTTCTACTACCAATAGTGGCGGCGGCGGTACTAGCAGTGCTTCTCAAAAGGAAGTGGCTGGTATAATGGGGGCAGAATTTGAGGAGCAAGGATTATCTGAAGAAGGTGCAAAACTTGCCTTGGCAGAAATAGGACGAGAGAATAGTTTAAGTAGATCTCTTATTCTTGGTACTCATGATGATGGTGGTAAGACTGCATACGGTGCTGTTAGTTGGCAAGGTGGACGTGAAAAAGTATTGATGGACGAGTTAAAAGCAAGGGGGATTGATCCTAGCGAGGCAGGACTATCTGGTAGTGGAGACGAAGGTCTTCGTGCAAATGCTGCTGCTATGGTAAAAGAAATTGCTGCTAGAGGGCATACAGAACTGTTAGATTTACTTAAGAAACCCGACCTTACCGATGCAGAAAAAGATAAGGTAAGAAAATTATTTAAAGATCAATACTTTGTTTATAGCAAAAGTGTTCCATTACAAAGAAGTAGAGACTGGTATGAAACTGTTGGTGGGATGAGTCAACAAACTACTCCACCAGATACTGATGTTGATATTGAAGAGTCTGCTACACCTATAGATTCGCAAAAACTTAAGCGTGCCTATGGTGCAAAAACTGGAGAGAGAATACATTTTATGCATAACGGTATGCATTATAATGCATTCAAACTTGGTGGTACTGGGTTTGATTTATACAAAGGTAAAATGAGAGTAGAAACATCTGATGGTAAAAACGCTGATGTAGTTAACTCTTTTGTTGAAACAATGGAAGAACGTTTGAAACCACCATCTAAAAAAGGAGATCAAGCATCATTAGCACCAGTAACTCGATCTACAGCAAGTTTACAAGGACCATCTGCTGCTGATAAAGCACAGACTGTGGCCATGATAAATAGTCCGTCTGCAGGTCAGAGAAAGACTGCTACAACTGGGCAGCAACCTACTGATCAAGGTACAATAGATGAGGGTAGGGATCATAGTTTGAATAGTTATTATAATCCTTCAGCGGTGATAGGTTAATGTCAGAACAACAGTTACCATATGCATCTAGTCTTACACTAGAAGAAATAGAAATAGTCGGTCTCAATGGAGAATCTAAATCTATTGGTGAACTAGTGGTTAGATTTGATTACTTTGAAAGTATTGATCTACCTACAGTCCATGGTACTCTTGATATTGTAGACACTGGAGTAAATCTTATTTCTACCCTACCAATTCAAGGGTATGAAGACGTTAACCTGAAGTTTAAGTATGGATCTGGTGATGATGAAGTTATTGAATATTCATTCAAGGTTTATAAGATCTTCAATAGATTCAGTTCGGAAAGATTTCAAAAATATTCTCTTGGTTTGATATCCAAGGAAGCATTAGTAAATGAAACTCAAAAGGTTCCTTTAACTTTAGCAGGGAAACCAGATGCATTAGTTAGAACTCTATTGTCTGAAGGTCTGTCTTCTGCTAAAACATTTCGAGGAGATCCTACTCTATTCAAAGTGAGGATGCTACCAGGAAAGAAGACACCTTTTTCTATCATTAATTCATTAAGAACTAAAGCAGTTCATGAAGATGTTAATATTGGTACATCATCCTCTTCAACTGATGGGTCTTTGAGTAAATCATCTGGCACCGCTGGATATTATTTCTATGAGAACAGTCAAGGATATAATTTTAGGTCTATTGATGTCCTTAATGATGTGGAAAAAAATCCACCTGTTGCTACTTTTACTCTAGAACCTGGTCAACTAAAAGAAGAGAATGCTCCAAACAAAATTTTAGATATTGATTTTGAAAATGAAATTGATATCCTTGCAAAATTAAGGAGGGGTGCTTACTCTAATGTCATCTGTTTCTATAACTTTAGCACTGGTGCTTATGAAGAGTACGTTTATAATCTTGGTGATAACTTTGATGACATGAAGCATCTTGGATCGCAGTCTGGTCTTGCTAAAGGACAAGCAGAACTTGCTGTAAATCCAAGTAGAATTATGTCGGTGTTGTTAGATCATGAGACGTGGTTTGATGGCACAGAAGTTGCTTCTCCAGAAGACAAGGATGGTGGCAAGAAAGACACTGCCGAGTTCCCTGACTGGCAGAAGAATTATATTGCACAGAACATTTCTAGATTAGAGTCACAGAACAATCAACAACTTAAAATTAAATTGCCCACCAGACTAGACATAAAGGTAGGTGATACAGTTGAGGTTTTAGTTCCTAACTATGTACCCACTAATCAAAAAGCAAAGGAAGGTGAGGACATACATGACAAAGAACATAGTGGTGTATATCTCGTTGCTAAATTAAATCATGCATTAGATCCTAAATCTGCAAAAGGTAATACTTATCTGACATTAGTTAGAGACTCTTATGGTATGCCTGACGAAGATTCTGAAGTTAAGACCTAAATAAAAATAAATTCTATTGGTATGGATCCAGTATTATCATCACTGCTTGCTACTAACCAAATTGGTTCCGATGGTTTCAACTGGTGGATTGGACAAGTTGAAACGGGGAGA